GGAGAACCAGTTCTTGCTGAGTTATGCCCAAGACAAATGTTATTGTCACCAGTAGTAATGGCATAACCAGCAGCAGCACCAACCGCAACATTATTTGTTCCATTAGTGAGAGAATAAAGTGAAGCATATCCCACCGCATTATTCTGGCCTCCTCCAGTGGCCGCTAAAAGGGCAACATAACCTACACCAACATTATAGTGTGCTGTGGTGTTAGAATTACCCGCGCCTTGACCAAGAAAAACTCCATAAGCCCCGGTAGTATTTGATTCACCTGCGCCTCTTCCGAGAAATGCATTCTGACCACCTGTGGTATTTTGTTCTCCAGCTTCAACACCTATAAAGGTATTGTTAGCACCAGTATTATCCTCGCCAGCCCTATTACCAACTGCCACATTGTCGTACCCAGTAGTGGTTTGCGTGGCTAAAGCTGAAACTCCAATCGCAATATTATTATGCTGACTTTCATGTGCTTGTAGTGCGGAAGAACCGATGGCTATATTTTGACCGCCTGTAGTACAAGCCCTCAAGGCAGCGTATCCCATCGCTGTATTGTTGGCCCCAGTGGTGTTGTTTTCTAAAGCCGCATAGCCGACTGCTGTAACCGCTGCACCAGTGGTATTTTCTTCAAGAGCAAGAGACCCCACCGCAGTATTGTCGTTGCCAGTGTTATTCGTTAAAGCACTAAAACCAATGGCTGTATTGTTGCCGCCTGTTGTATTGGCGTCTAAAGCTACAGAGCCGACTGCCGTGTTGTTTGCGCCCGTGGTGGTCGATAATAAAGCATCAAAACCTATTGCAACATTACTTTCACCAGTTGTCACAGCATTTGCAGCCCTATAACCGACAGCGGTATTTGCATCTGCTGTGCTGTTGTTTTCTAAAGCACCTTTACCAACCGCCACCATCCTGTCGCCAGTGGTGTTAGAACTAGCAGCACTTTTGCCGATGGCAACATTATAATCAGCCGTCGTGTTACTACCCAATGCGTTATAACCAATCGCAACATTTTCTCCACCCGTGGTGTTGGCGTCTAATGCTTCAGAACCTAATGCCGTATTTTCTGAAGCTGTGGTATTAGCCCCCAAAGCTGCTTGTCCTACAGCCGTGTTGTGTGCGCCCGTAGTGTTGGCATCTAAAGACCCAAACCCAACTGCGACGTTGTTAGAAGCTGTGGTGTTTGCTCCTAAAGAGGAGTGACCAATAGCGACGTTGTACCCACCCGTGGTATTTGCGTCTAACGCCTGATACCCAACTGCAACATTAGATGCAGCAGTAGTAGCCGCATCCATTGCCTTATAGCCCACCGCAACATTTTGCGCTGCTGTTGTTGATGTATCCATCGCGCCACTGCCAACAGCGACATTATAATCAGCCGTAGTTGCGCTGAGTAAAGCTGATCTTCCAATAGCTGTGTTATGGCTTCCTGTAGAATTAGTTGTAAGCGCACCTTGTCCAATCGCAGTGTTCTGCGCCCCAGTGGTGTTTGTGGCTAATGCTGATGCTCCAATCCCCACATTGTTTGATGCGGTGGTGTTTGCGGTAAGCGCAGCATATCCGACTGCGGTGTTAGAACCTCCTGTGGTGTTTGCTCCTAATGCATCTTTACCAATAGCAACTCCGCTACCGCCTGTATTTGCGTCCATCGCGCCAGAGCCAATAGCGATATTGTTAGCAGAAGTGTTTGAAGCTCCTAATGCATTAACCCCGATTGCAATATTATCCGAAGCTGTTGTATTTCCGTCTAAAGCAGCCGATCCAATTGCTACGTTATTTGCTCCTGTGGTGTTAGCAGTCAAAGCAAGATATCCAACCGCAACATTGTCACCTGCTGTGGTATTAGCCTCTAAAGCCTCTCTTCCTACAGCGGTGTTGTCACCACCAGTTGTGTTTGATGAAAGAGCAAGCGTACCCACACCAGTGTTGTTGTTACCAGTTGTGTTCGCATCCATTGCGCTTTTTCCGATTGCAACATTTGACGCGCCAGTGCTGTTTACCAACAGAGCATCTGTGCCGATTGCAATATTATTATTAGCAGTGGTTGTCGCAGAACCAGCATGATCTCCGACAAACGTATTCCTAGCACCACTAGTCAACGCATCGCCAGCGTTCTCACCTATCGCTACGTTGTCTGTGCCTGTGGTAAGCCCTGTGCCAAACGCACCTGAACCTAGACCTACATTGCCTGTACCGCCTAATACGTCGAGTACATCTGTAACCGCTGCGCCTGATCCTGCGCCATCTGTAGCCACCATGCGGATACCGCCATTTGGTATGACCACATTTGCGCCTGTGCCTTGTGAAATCGTTACGGTATCACCAGCAGAGTTTTGAACTATCCAGACGTTACTAATGGTATTTGGGGCAAACGTCACGGTGCAGGCTTGTGATAAAGAACCTGTAAGTGTTAGTGCTGTAGAGCGGAAAGCGTCTGAAGCCCCGTCAGCCATCGTTATGGTGGCGGTAGAGGCATCAGATAAAGCTTCCGATCCTGTCCCAAATTTTTCAGCGATCATTTCCAGGTTCAAATTTGTGGTCGTTCCCCAAGTTCCTGAACCATCGCCTGTCGCCATCTCATTTAGGCGAAGATCGTTTACATATGTACTAGCCATTTATGCTACCTCTT